CAAAGTTAGGTACACCCCAAGGGTGTACCTAACTTAGCCTACATGCCTACAGTAGTGATGTAGGCATAATATAAGTACCCCCTTTAGGGGGTACTTAACTTCAGCACATCACGGTACATGCCTACAGTAGTGATGTAGGCACAAAATAAGTACCCCCAAAGGGGGTACTTAACTTCAGCACATCACGGTAACGGCGTTAAATCCAATGGGGTCGATGGCGCCGCGTATAAGACAGCAAATGCCCCTTTCCTTTTTTGTAGTAGTTCCGATAGGACACGATGGCCGATGCTGAACACCGGTAGACCGGATCCATGGCGAGAGGAGGTTCCGTCCACTTCCCCACAGGAATATTTGCCGGCTCGTGGAAATATAACCACCGCAAATGCTCCTCGCAGGAATGCGCTCCCCCCTTGAACCTGTGACGGAATTCATTGCAGAGCGCCATACCTAGTATAACGAGCCAGCGGTAATTGTGGACGTCAGCCCTCGTCCATAACGCGCACGGATGCTTATCATTCCGAATCGGCAAGTATCCGTGCATCCGGGGATTCCCCTTCATCCGCGGAGCCGTTGCGAAGTTCGGAAGAGTGTCAACCTCTATACAGAGCATCCAATGCGCCGTATAGAGTAGTTGTGTCGTCTCCAGAATCATCTTCACGACGTGCTTGTCGCAGTGCCATCGCGCACAACGAGCCTGTTTTTTATGCAAGAAGAAGATATTCATTCGGTACTCGAGCCAGGCCGGATTCGGACTTCAATTTTTCTCGGCCAAAAATGCGTCCTGCAAGCAGTATTTATAGAGGGCCACAGGATAGCATGTGTAAGTTCGAACCCATTTTCGTATCCGCCTTCATTGACATAGGATCTGCCGTGAAATCCCCCGAATATCGTATCGGCCAGTTCAAGCACCTCGCCGACTCCGGCATACAGATTCACCTGTTTCTGAGTAAATCCTTCGAAGCCGACTACGACTCTATTATAGGCCCCCGCCCTAATATCGTGGTAGAGACGATTGAACTCGAAGACCTGGAAACCTACAAGGAACTTTCGGATGTGGCCTACACGATCCCACCGTCAAATAATCCCCAAAAGGACACTGCGGCCTACCACATCGTCCAGAACGCGAAAATAGAGTTTGTGGAACGGGCGAGTCGTTTTCACATGTCCTCCCATTTCGCGTGGATTGATTTCAATATTTGCCAAATGTTCCGGACAATACCGGAAACGATCGCGTACCTGCGAAACAATATGGAGGCCCGGCCCGGCCTATACATGCCCGGCTGTTGGCCGAAAGGCTACGGACAGGAGAACCTCTTTCAAACGATCTCGTGGAGATTCTGCGGGAGCTTCTTCGTCGGCGACGTAGAATCCATACACGCGCTATACACGGTGTATCGCAACCTCTTCAAGCGCATCGTGACGATGACGACGATTCTCACATGGGAAGTGAATATGTGGCACTACATGGAAATACACGACCATTTCCACCCCATCTGGTACCTCGCAGATCACACAGACTCTATTGTGAAAGCATTTGGGGCGGATGAGTCACCGTCTCTCCCACTGTTTTAACAACATTGGAGAACATATTCATCAACGAAAAGGGGTTGAACACGATGTCATAATGTAAAAGGAGTTTCGGCAGAACATTATAGATGGAATCGTATGTCAATAAAGCCCCGGCGAAGGAAATGACGACCTTATCCCAATAGTACATTTTAGGAATCTCATGAATGTAGAAATAGATCATGAGAAAGATGCCTAAGGCCGTTTTGAAGATGAAATCGGTCAATAAATACATCGTACTATCTTCGGAATGCCATCCGAAAACGACGAGGATAAATTGTATTGCGAAGAATATTTTCAGAAACAGGAAAAATAGGGTGTGTGGTCTCATAGTGCACGTTCTAGTGTATGCCGCGGTAAAATAAAATCGGCGCATATTCCCGTATAGGGTAGATAGAATACAGAATGCCTCCCGCACCTACAGGAAATTCCAAGAAGAAGAATCCGGGTGGGAAAGGGATGCGTCGGGCCGCGAAGGGGGGCAACAAACGCGAAAAGAAGAATAAGAGTTTCTGTCAGGATTTCGTGGACGATATTGTGGCAGGAGAGGACGTGGACCCTCTCACGGTCGCTCGTGTGGAGCGTCTATGTGGCTCCGGACAAATGCAGCTACTGACTGTGACCGGCCAAACGCTGACGGCGGCTCTCAAAGGGAATCTGCGCTGTAACAAGGGTGCGGCGAGAAGCGACGACAATACCATTGCGGCATTTGCAGGGACGACCTTCGTGATTCTGCAGATGGAGGAGTATACGAATACGATCGTGGGGATCCTTTCACGGACACACGTTTCAACGATTTCGCCGCATTTCAAAAATGCGCCGAAAGGGTACTTTGATGCTTCACAGACGAGCGAAGAGGATGGATTTGAGTGGGATCTGACAGGAGAGGGTGACGAGCCTGCCAAGACGGAGGTGCCTGTTGCCGATGACGATGTCGACTTGGATAGGCTCTAAATTTAATAGCAAGGTGGCACGCCGCTCGTAGCACACGGGCTACAGTTCATACGACCTTCGGCCACAGCCTGGCGTTGCTCATAGGTCGTAAAGTTCACGATGGCACATCCAGTATTGAGTGCCGTGCAGTTCGCAGGAGGACAGGTGCCGCCTTGCGGGACTAGTTTTTGCGCATTGTAGTCAACCCAAATCGTCCGTGTTTGTAAACGCCGAAGTCTGTCGCTTGCGTCCATTCTACATGAGGCCTATAGAATAATCCATAGGAGAAATAAAGAATGTGTGGAATCTGGGCCGTCTTCGGAGCCGTAGAAAACAACGCTGCAAAGTACGTGAAGTGTTTAGAGGCCTTGAAGGCGCGTGGACCAGAAGGGACGCGCATACACCCTATCGGATCTTGCGGATTCATGGGATTTACGCGCCTAGCCATCAACGGCTTAAATGAGGCCGGTATGCAGCCGATGATGAGTAATGGGAACGTCTGGATGGCGAACGGGGAAATCTATAATTGGAAGGAGCTTGATAAGACCTATGGTCTTGGCTGCGAGTCCGGAAGTGATTGCGAAGTCATTGGGCTCCTCTACGAGAAACTGTTTTCAGAGGCGGATCATGTCGGGTTAGGCGAATTATTCCGTATGTTCGATGGGGTATTCGCCTGTGTTCTTGTGGACGTGGCTCGGGGCCGAATCATCGTTGCGAGAGACCCCTATGGCGTTCGGCCCCTGTACTTGGGTCGGACTCGGGACCTTGTCTACTTCGGCAGCGAGCTCAAGAGTCTTCTGCCGACTTGCTCCGTCGTATCGGCCTTTGAGCCGGGCTCGTTCCAAGTGTACGATCTGAATACATTGGACCTTCTGGCAAATGAGAAGTATCATACGATATCGACCCTCACTCTTCCTGGCCTGAAAGACGTGGGTGCCGCCTCTCATGCAGTGCGGAACGCCTTGGAAGCCGCAGTGAAGAAGCGAATGATGATGGAGCGGCCTGTAGCTGCCCTGTTGAGCGGCGGACTCGATAGTAGTCTTGTGGCGTCCCTCGTCGCACGGAATTTACGCGAGGCTGGGCTGGCCCCTTTGAAGACGTTCAGTATCGGTATGAAGGGGAGCTCGGACTTGCTGTACGCTCGCGCTGTGGCCGATTGGATCGGCTCGGACCATACGGAGGTCGTCGTGACGGCGGAGGAGATGTTTGGGGCGATTCGTGACGTGATTTGGGATATTGGATCATATGATACGACGACGGTGAGGGCATCTGTGGGGAATTGGCTGGTGTCTCGGGCGGTTCGTAATGGATGTGATTGTAAGGTGGTGTTTAATGGGGACGGGTCAGATGAGGTGTGGGGGTCCTATTTGTACATGTTCTTGGCGCCGTCCGAGAGAGAGTATGAGAATGAGGTGGTGCGCCTTCTAGATGAGATTCACACGTACGACGTTCTTCGGAGTGACCGGTGTATTTCGTCGCACGGATTGGAGCCGAGGACGCCGTTTTTGGATAAGGCGTTCGTGCAGACTGTGTTATCCGTGCCTCTAGAATTGCGTCGGCCGGTTATAGGGCGGCTGCCCGAGAAGTGGTTGCTCCGTCGGGCGTTTGATGATGGTGTTACACTACCTCGGGCGGTTCTTTGGAGACAGAAAGAGGCCTTTAGTGATGGTGTGAGCCCTACAGAGGAGTCGTGGTTTCAGATTATTCAGCGGATGGTTGGGGGCCTAGTTTCGGAGGAGGACATGGCTTACGCGGCAAAAAAATATCCTGTGAATACACCGACGACGGCGGAGATGTATTATTACAGGGAGATTTTCGAGAAATTTTACGGGGGATTTGGGATGGAGACGGTGAGTGTGCCGGCGTTTTGGATGCCGCGGTGGTCCGATACGAAGGACCCGTCTGCTCGGACGCTGGGGAAACTGTTGGAGTCGCTCACGCCAAGTACTTAAATTAAGTACTTGGCTCTGATGGCTAGAACGAAAAGATTAAGTCACTCCAATATCATAAGGCCACAGAGTGGCCTTATCTATGGGGAGTACTTAACTTTAGTACTAGACGTTACATAGTGGTCGTCGCGCCAGAGATGTCTAGGTTAGCAGCCGAGAGATCGTGGGAGCAGGGTGGAAGACCACCGGAAAGGTCGGCGAGGTTTGTAGAGGACTTGGTGTCAAAGGCTCGCACGAGCGCGCGCACGGAGAACGGAGGAGGCTCATTGTTTACGGTGAGGTCCAAGTTCACCTTTGCGAGCTCCTCGGGCGAAAGCGTGGCTGCCTCTGGCGAAAGCGTGTCAGTAGCGTTAGCTGCCTCGGGCGAAAGCGTGGCTGCCTCGGGCGAAAGCGTGTCAGTAGCGTTGTCGGTAGCGGCGGTCTCGGCAGTCTCAGTACGAGGCGTCTCACATTCGCAGTTGTCATCACACTCGTCCTCGTCGTCATCATCGCTGTCAACATCATCGTAGATCTCCTTGTGGAAATAGTTCTCCATGAAGTCGTTCTGGCTGCTCGCGTACGTAAGAATGGAGAGGTTGACCATGAGAAGAATGGTGAGCAAACACTCCAGGACAGGGTTCTTTGACACACTGTAGGCAAAGAACACGACGTAGGTCGCGATCGCAAGAGTGAGCGTCTTGAACGTGGTGTCGGTAATCATCTGATGAGGATCCTTCAACATTTGGCGATTCGGACTAGTAGTCGGGGTCGCCAAGCGCTCAATTTTTTTTCGGGGTCGTATATTTTTTACACGCGGTACACAATAACAGTTGTCGCCGTAGCAAGTCTTACTATGAAGTTTGCGGCAGTATTTGCAGCAATAACAGCCGGAGCAGCAATGGCGCCCGTGATAGTAGGACTGTTTAGCACAGTGGCGGTTAGTGTAGCAGCATTCGCAGCACTCGTATTCATATACGTAAATTTAAAGGTCGCTCCCACAGTTGACCCAAGAGCCGTAATAAGATCTGCCAGAGTCGGTAAGTTTAAAACCTGCGCCCCAACGGGTGCCTGTGTAATAAGTGCACCTACCATGTAGGAAGCAGTTACAGTAGGGTCGGTGGAAGTAAGCGTCAATACACCAGTGCCCGCCGCAATAAGAGGTCTGTACTCATTCAAGTATCCGGAACCCATTGTAATAGAGCCAGCAGCCGTCACATTACCACCCGTGTACACAGACATACCCTTATGGTTATTCGCACCAGAGGCCGCCGTGCCATCCAAAGAGTCAATCGGCTTGTCCACGTTGTACAGAGCGAACATCGTCGCATTCGGGTCAATGTAGCCGGAGAAGCCCGACTGGTAGTCAAACACACCTATAAGGGGGGTTCTGTCTGGATAGGCGGTTAAACTAAGCGCAGCAGCGTCCGGATACAGCTTTCTGCCATTCGTGCGGAGAATGCGGCCGGCGGGGCATTCTGCGGCAGATACTGCATTACCGGAATTGTTCAGCACAGCCGATAAAGCACCTGAGCCAACAAAGTTGTTTGCGGGAGAGGGCTGCGTGAACGTATATCTGAAAAAGTTGCTGTTGAACGCTGCCGTAGAAATGTAGTTGATGTGGCGAGAAGCGTCATAGCGGCTCTGACTCTGGACGGAAGACATTTATACTTCTAGCAAAGAATAAAATTGAGTTTCGCCGGAGGAATTGGAACAATACCCAAAATGCCGAATCAATGTGAAGGGCGCCGAACCACTCCGAAAGCGACACCCCTGTTCTTTGAGAGCGGTCCTCGCTTACACAAATCGAAACCCCTGTCCTTTCTGGGGATCGTTCCATGTACGAACGAGGCCGACGGGCTGTGTCAGAGTTGCGTAGATCGCGAAGAGGCTACGGCCTACCAACTAGAAAAACGCGCCGGCAAGTACATTCCGAACCAGGAAACGATGTTTCACGGACGCATGGCTGATCCGATTCCGAAATGGAGTCGTTTATACGGAGGCGAGTGGTTTCAAGCCCAACTGGCGGCCGGATACACTGTGTCGGAAGAAACGCGCCGCAAGGCTGCAAACGGAGTTAAGGAGCTCCCACCAGTCTCTGTAGAGATGAGTGATGTTGGTCCTAGCCTTGAGCTCGTAGTTAAAAAGATTGTGCATCGGAAGAAGGTAGTTGCTGTTAGTGAAGCACATGCTGTTATTGCTGTTGTAGAGCCTGTGGAAAAAGCCCCGGAGATCAAAAAGGTTGCTGAATCTGCTGTTCCAGAGCCGGTGAAACCAGTAGTAAAGAAGCGGCAGCCCAAGAGGGTTGTTAAAGCAGAGCCTATACCAGAGCCAATAGCAGTGCCAATACCAGAACCCCCGAAGAAGGTCCGAGTCAAGAAGGTACCCAAAAAGGCTGCAGAAGAGACTGATCGTATGGAACCACAGGTTACAATGCTCCACAAGACAAGTGGGTTCATGCCTCGTGACCCGGTGCCAAACCCGGTGCCACCCCTCGTAACAAAGCCCAAGAGACAGTCCAAGAAGGTCGTCGGTAAGACTACGCCGATCATCGGCATCGTTGCTCCAACGCCCCTGGAAGACCCCACCGTCATAAAAATCGCCGTAAAGAAGGTCTTGATCGACGGGCGCGACCTCTACGTCTCCGAGGACAAAGACAAGGTGTTCGACCTCAAGTTTCAGTATCTGGGCCGCTGGAATCGCAAAGAGGATCGCATTGACACCACCTACCCCGACTCAGACGCTGACATTTAATTCCCGTTCCATCAGTTCTTTAGCCCAAGGCTCCAGCTCCCCCCGGACAATCGCCGTCGGCCTATAAGGAAACGGCGACAAGTACACCGCGTTCTTCCAAGAACCCGCACGTTCAAATCCAATATGCCCGTATTTTTTCTCTGTAGACCACCTCCAGAATTCCGCCTGGCCCATAGAGTTCTCCGCAATATTCGCCGAAATCTCTATACGCTTCCTTTCCGCCGCTGTGCTCGTCATTTTCGGACAAACCACCTCTAAGCGCGCACAGATCCGCTCATACCATTCATAGCAGGCCACCGTCCTCCAAAGAGTCGCCTGGAATACAAAACCGAGCGTATCCATTTTCTTTACGATCGGTTTCCACCCCGGAAGTTCCTTGAAACACTGCCCCGGCGTCTTCGGCCCCGGGCACGGCATACAGCGGGCCGAAACGATTACCGGAGTCTGATCCATCGCCTCTAAGACTGCCTTGAAGGCGGCCCCATTCATCGGCATTTCCAAGAGGAAATCGTCCTGCAGCGGGAACACATACGTATAGCGCTCTTTGAGAGCCTTGAGCGCAGCCAAACGACCCTCGAGAAAGCCGGAATCGGCCTTGTCTAGAGTGAGTAATTTCACCCCGTGCGCCTCCTTGACCTCTTTGCAGACCTCGTGCTCCAATTCCTCCGTGGCGAGATAAACAGACCATTTCAGATCGGGTGCGTACCGTCGTAGCATCGTGAAAAATAGTGGCAGAATATAATAATAGGCCGGCGTGGAATTTACAAGAATCGCGACATCGGTGCGATCCATTCTGTATAGTATAGATGGCCGCTCTTTTAGCGCCTAAATCGGCCACGATACTTCCATATAAGATGTCAGCCATTCACCCCGTTACAGGAAAACCGGTTCGCATCATGGAATCGGAAGGTTGTGTTTGGCGCGACGACAAGACGCTCGTTTGGCTGAACGGGACCGAAGAGCCCGGCTCCAAGTGGAATCGCTACGACGTAGGCGTAACTTCCGTGGACGCGTGGAGGGCCATGCAAACCGCCGGAATAGACGTCGACGTTTGCGTTCTTCTGGGCCCCGGCGCGGCCGACTGGATCCGGGCAAAGTCGTTCCAATCCGTACAAATGTTCGCCATTTCAAAGGCGACGATGGCCGAGGTCGGCCCAGAGTTTTTCGTGAAGGAGGATGTTGCCAATATGATCTGCCTGGATAACGCATATGAGTTGTACCCGATGCTCGAAACCCCGTGGGACACGACGGAGGCCGACGCACAACTCATCATGGCCCTCATTCTACAGTACAAACGCACTGGGCCTTTCATAGAGGCAGCGTCTAGGCGCTCCGCTCTGGCGAAGATGCTCGGATTATCCGTAACCGCCGTCGTCGCCCCTCCACCGAAACTCCACTTCATCACCCAGTTCTACGTCCCACCGAAGGCCGATCGCGCCGCCGAAATCACCAAGACCCTTCTCAAAAACGCCGAGTGCGAGTACATTGACCGCATCATCCTTCTCAACGAGCAGCGCTACGAGATCCCTATACGATCCCCCAAGATCGAGCAGCGCGTCATCGGACATCGCCTGAATTTCCGAACGGTCTTCCAGCACATTTACGAGAATGTTCCTCGCGACACCATCGTCGTCATCGCGAACGCCGATATTTTCCTGGACGATTCATGGAGACTCATCTGGTCCGTATCGATGCGCGACATGTTCCTCTCCCTACTTCGTTGGGACGAGCCCGAGTCTCCTAACGATAAACCGGTCCTCTTCGGACCCCGGTCCGATAGCCAGGACACTTGGGCGATCCTCTCCAATTCCGTAAAGGATCGCAAGTGGGACTGGGATACTCTCGACATTCCTTTCGGCCAAAACGGCTGTGACAACGCCATTAACTATGAGATGCTCCGTAATCGCATGCTGGTCTCAAATCCCTGTATGAGCCTCGTGACCCATCACCTCCATAATTCCGGATTCAGAACTTATGCCCCCGCCAATATTATCTCGAAGCCTATCTTCCTGTATCTTCGCCCCACCGGAATTCACGATCTCAAGCCGATCTACGATCTAGCCGGATCCCCGTACGAAACGATCCAAGTCCCCGTCTGTAGACCCACGATCCGTTGCCGGAATAAGGCCGTATTCAAATCCATGTTGGCAGTCCAAGAGGGTTTAACAGAAATGATCCCGGCGTACTCGGCGAGTTTACGCACCTATGAGAACGTGATCCAGACGAAGGACGGTCTTCTTCAGACATATAATTCCATTCTCATCGGCAAGTCCAAGACGGTCTCCGATGCTTGGGCTCAAGCCGAAGTGAATGTCCTGTCTCCCTGCGTACCCGTAGACGTGGCTCTCGTCGCCCACTGTCCCGATGAGGTCGCAAACAGTCCGTGGAAGTATATGACACAGTATCTGGGGAAAATCCTCCACATGAACCAGCGCACTCCTGGGGAATTTCTCGGGACCGAGGATAGGCGCGGAGTTCTGGAGAGGTTCCTATGGGGACCCGGTAACAAAAAGACGACCGAAGTGCCCGTCCTGTTGCGCGACTCGGACTTTCACGCCTGGTGTAAGAAGGCCCACATATGGTATCCCGAGAAGCACGATCGAGTCACCAAAGAGGAAGTGACCGCCCTACGTAAGTCTGTGCTGAATCGCAAGACTTACGGGAAATACGTGGTATTCTGTCTGGACGATCACTGGATCACGAAGGAGTTCGTGGCCGCCGCGGAGGTCGAACTCGGCTGCGAGGCGATCATGGTAGAGGCAGAGGATGCTCCAGAGGAGACGATGGATCTTCTTGCGGGAGCGGTCGGGCTCGTGGCGCACACTTCATGCGAGCCTCTGTGGGGGATGTGGCTTCTTCCTAAGGATGCCTTCGTGTTCGAGATCCAGGTCGAGGCGCAGCCGAAGATGGACTTCGCCTATTTGGCCGAGGTGTGCGCCCTAAACCACTTTATAGAGGCCGTGCCGCGTGTAAAGCCACAGGTGAAGAAGGATTCCGAGAACGTGCTGACGCATCTAACCGATTTTGTGAAGAAGCGCTCACAGAAGCCCGAGTTCAAGGCGGAGATTCTCGTGCCGTGCAGGACAACGAAGGGCTTTTTCGCCCACGCCGGCGACAGCTTTCGCGAGATGGTCGCCATATGGGCCGAGCGCGGATATGTACCTGTGCGAGAGGTCGCCGGAGTCTCGCACGTCTGGTTCGGCGGAGTCGGCCAAGTACTCCTATACGATCGCCCCACTCTAGAGTGGCTTCACGCGTCTCCCACGGAAGAACAGACGTGGTCTGTAGGCCTGTTCGGAAATCCGAAGCCGCCTGCAAAGGGAGTCGCGTGGTCGTTCTGGCCTCGTCGGCCTCGTATCGTGGAGGAGCTTGCGTTAAAGCCTCGGGTACCCTTTTCGGAGCGCTCGAGGCGCGTCGTCTTTTACGGCAAGTCGGAGAACGCCGTGCAAGTTCGGAACAGGACGAAGGCCTCTTGGTCTTCTGCCTGTACGGAATTCGTGCACTTGGATTCGGCTGCGGCCAAATATCCCTATACGCACGAGGAATACTTGGAGCGTCTGAGAGGCTCCTTGTTCGGGCTCTGTCTCGCAGGATACGGCAAAAAGTGCCATCGCGAGATCGAGTGTATGGCGATGGGCTGCGTCCCAGTTGTGGCCCCGGAAGTCGATATGACATCCTATGCGGTGTTACCGCAAGAGGGAGTACATTATCTGCGTATAACCGGACCCGATGACCTGCGAGCAAAGACGGAGGCCATGTCGGCCGATGCGTGGGAGGCCATGTCCGCCGCCGCGTTTCAGTGGTGGAAAGAGAATGCGTCGGCGGAGGGGATGTGGGGGCTCACAAAAGGCCTAGTAGGCCAGTAGGCAGCATTTTTGAAAGGAGTTCGATGTATTGTAGGCGCAGCTCTACAGAATCGCTAATATGTATAATAAAGTTGCCCGGCTCCCAGGACTTTTCTACGGCCTTTTTGCTTCCATACCGGATCATACTCTGCATAGTCCCGTGTGGAATAATATGGATTTCATGAGGGTATGAAAATTTGTAGTAGAAGTTAAAAACTTCCTGTTCCCACGTAAGACCCCACTTCGTCATCTCAAGATTATCGCCCAAATTCCATATTTGTTTAAGAATTTCCTTGGACTTCTCCGTGTTTTTGAAGATGAAGACGCCGCAATTAAATATCGTTGATCTCGTGTCAATATCTTCACACAACATACAATTCATAGGGTTCAACCGGAACCCGTACTTATCAATAAATGTGTAAAAAGACTCGTCCCGGTTTGTAAAGAGAACATCGTCATCTAGCCAAACAATGTAATCCTCTTTCGCGGTTTCCATCACTTTCAGAAGTGCCAGAATTTTCTGCCAAGACGGGTGGCGAGTCTTTTCGAACACACCTGTAAAGTGTGTATACTTGATGTCGTGTAGATCATAATATGCCCTATGATTTGCAAACGTCTTCGAGTAGAGCACTTCCCGGTTACTCAGAGAAACGGCGTGAATACTGCCTTTCTTGTTTCGAATACGATATTGGCTGTTTCCGAGCCGCTCTAGAGTGAGATTATAGCGTCTAGACCATGCTTCAACGGCGTCCACGTAATCGGCGTCACAGACTCCTAGAATATAGCCACCATGTTTCACTTTGTGCCTGGCGAGTTCCAATACATCGATATACTCTTTAAGATTCGCGTGAAATGTTGCGTATAAAACGTCCAGATGTCCGTCATCGATCGAATTCAGAAATTCGACATAGTCTACGTTCTGAAATTCCGGGTGAAACCGTTGAAGAAGTACCTGTAGTACCTCCGTGGCATACGTGCCCGCCTCTGATCCATCATCGTTATAAATCTGCGTAGTTTTCAATTTCAGCGGCTGAATCAAATAGAGAGTATTAGGCTTCACCGCATCCTTGATACGTTTTGCAAATGTGCCATCTTGGGCTCCACATATGCAAATCGTATTTCCGTCCTTTAGAGTGGCAAGCATTTCTTCTTATTTGGATAAACGTATGGCGTAACTTACGCAACCGTCTCTGCCCTTTGCTGTGATGGTCTGGCCGTAATGTAGGCAGAATTCATCGACGGCCCGTTGAACGCCGAAGACATAGGCTGTCTGCGCCTTCGCCATATTCATCTCGTAGTCGTGCCCACAAATATAGGCACCGGGCTTACACTTCTTATAGGCGAGCTCCAGGTCCGATTTACAGCCCTCGTAGCCGTGATCGCCGTCAATATAGATCATATCAAGACTGTTATCGTCCAAGTCGGAAAGAAGATCACGGCTGTTTCCACGTTGAATTACGACCCGCTCATCTCCTGCGTATGTTTGATGAAGATCTTGGAAAGACCTGTTGAGATCGATCATTTTGAAGAAATTGCCGTCCTGGTTCCCGGAGCCACAGTGACCTTGAAACAGGTCCATCATGTATAGGCGAGAGGGCTCTAAAGCCCGTATTAAGAAGGCCGCGAATTCACCCTCGAACACACCAACTTCGGCATATACGCCCCCTTTTGGAACACAGGCCAAGAGCATTTCTTGGCGTGTCTCGAATTCTAACATTTTCTGAAATGTGTATATATAAATGAGTTGCCATATTTACGAAGGGCGGGCTTCATTTAACGGCATGTGTCTACAGTAGTGATGTAGGCATGGATTAAATACGCCGTAAGGAGTATTTAATCCAGCACATCACGTTAGACGTTATACCGACCCCAAGCCATCCCCCTACCGGGACAGTAATCATGGTGATCTATTTCCACGATAATATTCTGTTCGATCGCACCCGTCCATGCCCGCGTAGGACCCACATTAAAATCGGCAATCCAACCCTCATTTTCGGAGAACATCGTATCATCCATAAGAACGATCGTGTTCTCATTCGCGAAACGCCGACAGTTTATTAGGTCCGCTTTTGCGATGTGGTAGTCGTGGCCCCCATCAATAAAAATAAGGTCATATGTTGTTTGCTCCCATGTGGGAATGGTTAACGTACTGTCACCAATCACGAGCGTATGCCTGGAAGGATAGGTCTTATCCATATACTCTTTTGCAACGACCACGTAATCATGTGCGCCCAAGTCGAAACTCGTCAAATGTAGTGACGGGTTCGTATCGAGAAATATTTCCGCAGAGTGGCCCGCATTGAATCCGATTTCCATCGCCGTCTTTATGTCGGAATTATCAATCAGCGTCGTCAGATCGTATACCTGTCTCGGAATTTGTTGGCTAAATCCCTCAAATACATTTGCGGGAAATCCGTTCCGTTCTAGATACTCGACTAAGGCCATACCGTTATACAAGGGGAAATGTTTAATAGTCGGTAGAAATCCGCGGAGCCCCCCGAAGTAAAATTGTTCCTCCTGGCCGGTTTCTTTCTAACCAAACAGTATCCCAAATGTCGTCTTCCACCGATGCCTCAGCGAAAAAGTCTCCCATTCTTGCTGGTAAGGGGTTGGCGAAGACGACAACATCCCGGAAGAATTCCTTGGCCGAGGAGGTGGCCGTGCTCCCCCCTCTTACGACGGCATTAGAGTCGGTAGCTGACGTAAAAGAGCCTATCGTAGAAGCGAAGGAGCCGCTCTTAGATCCGAATGAGGACCGCCACGTGATCTTCCCCATTCGCCACGCGGACATTTGGACCAAGTACAAGCAGCATATGGCCGTCTTCTGGACGCCGGAAGAGATTGACCTCGCGAAGGACATGAAGGACTGGGAGAAGCTGAACGACAACGAGCGCCATTTCATCAAGCACATTCTCGGTTTCTTCGCCGGCTCGGACGGGATCGTCATGGAGAACCTGTCGACCCGATTCATGCGGGAGGTACAGTGGCCGGAGGCGAGGCACTTCTACGCGTGCCAGAATCTGCTGGAGGCCGTACATTCGGAGACGTATTCTCTCCTGATTGACACGTACATCAAGGATCCTCAAGAGAAGTCGGACATTCTGCGTGCGACGAAGACGATTCCGTGTGTGGAGAAGAAGGCGAAGTGGGCTCTAGAGTGGATCGATAGTCCGGATGCGAACTTTGCCACCCGCCTGCTCGGCTTCGCGGCGGTGGAGGGGATCTTCTTCTCAGGCGCCTTCTGCGCGATCTTCTGGCTGAAGCAGCGGGGCATCATGCCTGGGCTCACGCTATCCAACGAGTTCATCGCTCGGGACGAGGGAATTCACACGGACTTTGCATGTCTGCTCTATTCGAAACTCGTGAACCGTCTGCCGAAGGCGAAGGTCCACAAGATTCTTCGGGAGGCCGTAAAAATAGAGAAGCATTTCATCACGAAGGCGCTGCCGTGCGAGCTGATTGGAATGAACGCAGCGCTCATGAAGAACTATATTGAGTTCGTGGCGGACCGCCTGTCTCTGCAACTCGGCTATCCGAAGATCTACGGGGCCACGAACCCCTTTGATTTCATGGAGCGGATCAGTCTGGAAAACAAGGACAGTTTCTTCGAGAAACGCGTGTCAACGTACGCGAAGGCGAAGGTGGGGAAGGCCGCGGACAGCATGGAGTTCTCTATGGCGGAGGCGTTTTAGATTGGAACGCGTGTCCTCTTTCCGCCACGTACTAGAATAAGAGTGTTGATCCCGTGTTCCCCGAAAGTTTTTGCCAGAGATCCGTTACACAGAATCGCGTCGTTGTGTATGGCAATCGGATATTCCAGACGCCCTTTCACGGCCAAGAGCTTCCTGTTTTGGTCTGCGTGCAGTATAGTCTGAGGAAGGCCGATTTTTTCCGTATCAGCCTTTTCAAGCGCCGTCTGATAGATTTTCTGTAGAGCCATTTGCGTTCGAAGAACGCTCTTTCGTTGCTCGATATCTGCGAGCGAAGCCGTATGCGCGTACTCGAGTTCTTTCTGCGTGATCTTCAGCATTTTTGTAATGCGAAGGTACATATCTTGTATCGACGGGACTGTACGTATGTCCGCCTTTAGAGCGAAGAGTCGGTAGATTTCACGGACTTTATCGGCGTCCGACGCATCTTTCGGAATTCTGTCGAGACGCTCTTGAATACCACTCTTAGGGACGAGTGTACTAGTAGCACACGCCTCGGATGCCATCATGCGTACATGATGGCGACTTAGGATCTCAATTTTAGCTGATCGCTTCGGAATCTTAGAGGACTAATAGCATCTTATAGATAATCACGAACGGAAGTAGTAAGATAAAGAGCAGTGACACCATAAAGACAATAAGCATTGCGTTCTCCTGGCCTATTATCTCCGCAAGAGGCCCGAATGATTTGCGGCTGAGAGTGTCCCATTGCGTAATAAGTACGCATATGAGAGAGACAGACACAATCCATCCTGCATAGAGTAAGTTGTAAGGAATGTTGGATGCGATATCGTGGACGAGACACCAGAAGAAGACGAAGGCAATAGTGTATCCGATCAGAGTTGTCAGACGAGGTGCGCCATCTAAGAGGCGTTGGGAACGAGGAGCTTCCATGGGAACAGGACTTTTAGATCCTCGACTTGGTCGCTTCAATTTTTAGACTGATATAGTAGTATGGATACATTCGTTATAAATTTAGATTCTAGACCTGATAGATGGAAAAATATCCAAAAACGGTTCCGAAGTAAACAATTCAAATTGCGACGTTTTACCCCTATAGAAGCAAGTAATCCGCAGTATAGCCTCTTGTTGACTACCATAGAAATTTTAAAGATCGCTAAGAAGGAAACGCTTGCGAATATTCTTATATTGGAAGATGATTGCCTTCCTGTAAATTTGGATATATGGCCGAAGATTAAAAGATGGTTGGCCATTCATAAAGATAAGTGGGACATCTATAGTGGTGGAGCACAGAATATATATTTTCCAAATCCGGTTGGTAAAACGGGTGAAGTTAAATTCTACGATCCTATTTGGTCTACTGCTGCGCACTTTATTTACATTCCAGAACGCTCCTATAACAAGGTCATTTCTCATTATTATAATTTAAGGCATTTGACAAGTCTAGTTCCACTATTATCTACAGATACGCATAACAACTTTATAAAAACGATTATATCTTACCCATTTATTGCATATCAAGATTCAGGATACTCTAACCTATCCAAAACGAGAAGGAACCTAAAAAAGAGTTTTCGTCAGGCTGAAAAGGGGCTTTCCGATATCGACAAGTAAAATTGATTTGTGGGTGAGCGCTGCATGAATTAACGCAGAATGCAAGATTGCTGTATAGAGGCCTACGAAGACTTTATGGCGGCCCGCAAAAAGTGTACTCCATGCTACAAGGTCATCTGGTTTGCCCTTGTATTATGTATTCTTGTAAACGCAGGCGGTGTGGCCCTGCTTGCGTATTCCGATCAACGGGCGGGACTGATTCTACTTTCGGCCGGCGCTTCTGGTGCGTTCGTCTTCTGTTTCGGCGTTTCTATGGTCTGTGTTGGAGGCTGTGTACGGCCTGAGAGGGTGCTGCCGGTGTCTGTTTCTGTTGCATATTAATTTCTCTGCAAATATTTAGAAAATGGTAAAAAGGATAACAAATAGGAAAAAGAGGAGATCTCGGTTGAGACACCGAGGGGGGCAGAGCACGAGTCAACTTATGGTGACGACAATTGCGGGGAGCGGGGCGTCCGGGTCTGCCGACGGCGTCGGCAGGGCAGCTTCCTTCAGGCAGCCTAAAGGCATGACCGTCGATGCGGTTGGCAATATCTACGTGAATGATGCCAATAGCATAAGAAAAGTGACACCCGATGGCGTGGTGAGCACGTTCTTGTCGAGCGCGCTTGGAGGAGGGGGGGGAATAGCTGTAGATTCCAGCGGCACATTTTACTTGGCGGACACAAATGGTCACAAGATTAAAAAGATTACGCCCCAAGGCGTGGAGAGCACATTCGCGGGGAGCGGGAAGGTAGGTTTTGCAAACGGCGTCGGCTTAAGCGCTTCGTTCAACTCCCCTTCCGACGTTGCTGTTGATGCCAACGGTAATGTGTTCGTGGCAGACTCAGGTAACCAACGCATTAGAAAGATTACGCCCGATGGCTTGGTGAGCACATTCGCGGGGAGCGGGAATCAACCCGGTAACCCTACAGGAGTCAGCCCACCGCCCCCGACGTTTGCAGATGGCGTCGGCACGGCCGCTTCGTTCAAATATCCTATGGGCGTGGCCGTCGATACAGGCGGTAATATTTTTGTGGCGGATACGGGCAATTCCCGCATTAGAAAGATTACGCCCGGCGGCGTGGTGAGCACGTTTGCGGGGAGCGCGGTGGGGGGATCTACCGATGGCGTCGGCACGGCCGCTTCGTTCTACTCCCTTCGCCAAATTGCGGTTGATTCTGGCGGCAATGTTTTCGTGGCTGACATGGGCAATCACCGCATTAGAAAGATTACGGCTGGTGGCACAGTGAGCACGTTTGCAGGGAGTTCAGACGGGTTTGCTGACGGCACCCCGTCAAGCGCTAAGTTCTGGAGTCCTGAAGGCGTAGCGGTCGATTCGAGAGGAAATGTTTTCGTAGCGGACACTTACGGCAAGCGTATTCGGATGATTTCTAGTAACACTGCTGTCCCGACAACGACTGTTGCCCCCACGACGACCGCTGCCCCTGCGATCACTGCTTCTCCGACGAGTCAACTTATGGTGAGCACGTTTGCGGGGAGCGGGGCGGAAGCGTTTGCAGATGGCAAAGGCTTAAGCGCTTCTTTTTATAGGCCTAGTCGCGTTGCGGTGGACGCGGCAGGGAATATTTTTGTGGCGGACATGTACAACTCGCGCATTAGAAAGATTACGGCTAGTGGTACAGTGAGCACGTTTGCGGGGAGCGGGAATGCCGCATTTGCAGATGGCCTTGGCACGGCAGCTTCTTTCAGCAACCCTACCGGCGTGACCGTAGATGCAGGCGGAAATGTGTATGTGGCGGACTACGGCAACAGCCGCATTAGAAAGATTACACCCGGCGGCATGGTGAGCACGCTTGCGGGAAGCGGGAATGCCGCATTT